TCTTCAAACACATCATCTACATAATACAACTTCTTTTTTGTTGGACTCCACACGTGGATCCTCTCTGTAATCAATTGTATAAAGTCTTTATCTGAGGACATGATAAAACAGTGTGAATCCTTAAAGTGATCATTCACAATGTACGCAATTACATCATCAGCTTCTGTGTTATCTTGTACAATAACTGAAATTGGTAGCGCAGACAAATACTCTGTAAGCCTGATAAGCTGGTGGAGTTGATTGTCTTGCTTGTCAACTGTTTCTGCTCTATTCAGACGAACCTTAAAGTTCCTGTGAGCTTTGTATTCCGGAAAAATTTGTTTTCTTCTTGCTGTACCATTCTTACCATCAAAAACAATAATAACTCGAGTTGGGTTAATTGCTTTGATAGCATGTCCAATGGAGAGGAGGAACCCTGAGATTCCTCCTACATGCTCTCCATCGTCATTTAAGACTGGACTAGCAGCGTAACACCTAATGAATGTATTCAAGCCATCTATAACTAGAACTCTGCTATTTTTGTTTGAATCATCAATCGTCCGGCTTTTTAATTCATTTAAGATTGCTAAATATCTGTTAGTCATTTGGTAATTCGTCGTCTGTTAAAATTTCATCTGGGTTAATATCTTCTGCTCTGTACTTCATAATAACAACTTCGCAGATCTTGTTGTAGCAATACTCTTTGAGGTCATCATCTTCACTTACCATCGCTCTCCAGTCTTTTGCTTGAAATTTTAGCTCTTGACCATCAGGTCCGGTCATCATATACCAAGATCCTGATTGTCTGATAACTTCATAATCTTTCAACAAAGTTAACCAGCTATTCACATCATCAATACCAGAGTCAAAGTAGATATCGAAGTTAGCTTTCTTGAATGGTGGACCCATCCTGTTCTTAACAATTTGAGCTTCTGTTCTAACACCTATGATTTGTTCAACAGTACCATTCTTGCTTTTCAGTTTCTCCAATCCTTTCAATCGGATTCTGCAGCTTGCATGGAATGGTAGCGCCTTACCACCTGACGTAGTGTACTTGTCTCCAAACATTACACCAAGTTTTTCACGTAACTGATTTGTAAAGCATACAAGGATTCTTTCCTTACCGATCATACCAGTAATTTTACGAAGAGCCTTTGACATAATGATGGCTTTTGCAGTTGCCCAACCATCCTTATCATAATCAGCTTCTTGTTCAATCTTAGTTGTAGCAGCTGCTACTGAATCCACTACGATTGTTACTAATCGATCTTTACTTGACTTACGTACCGTCTCAATAATGTTTTCCATTGCTTCAAAGATATCCTCAATGGTATCCATTGGCAAGTACAACATATCATTTACATTCACACCAACAGCTCTCAAGAACTCTTCTGATAAAGCATTCTCAGTGTCAATGTATACTGCTAGGCCACCTTTCTTTTGAGTGTTAGCAAGTACGTGAGCCATAATAAGACTTTTACCTGATGCTTCAAGTCCAGTCACTTCTACAATTCTTCCAACTGGTAGACCACCGTTTGGTCTGTTTGCAATTGCAAGATCAAGAAGTGTTGACCCTGTAGACACCCACTCAGTAAGATCGGTGGGTGCTACATCGTCGCCTAAAAAGTAGGCTGCTTTCATATCCTTGAACTTCTTGTTCAGATTGTCTGCCAAAACTGAAGCAAGTTCGTCCCTTCCACTCAAAGGATCACCTCCCTCGACTGGCTTCGATTTTTTTGCCATAACTTAATTAGCTATTAAATAATTCGCTAAATGCGTTTGAAATGTCGTCTACTTTTGTTGCAGTTGTTGCTCCTTTGATAGGTGCTCCTTTAGCAGGTGCGGCTGCTTTGTTGTCAGGATTTAACCACTCTTCAAGAGCTGCTGTCATATCCTCATAAGCAGGCTCTTTTACAATGTCCGTAATGTTCTTTTGACCATTCACAATCATCTCAGCAATAGCCTTATCTTGGGTTGCTGGAGTTGCATTTGGCTTGATACGCACAGTGTAGCTTGGAAAAGATTTACCACCTTCATCAGCAGCGATATGTTCGATTGTAATATCGCGACCACCCATAAGGTCTGTAATATCACCATAATCAGGATCTGCAATGTATCCTAAAAGTTCTTGGAAGATTTGTTTACCAAAGCTCCAAAAGCGTACACCTTTTTCCTCTTCACCACGTACAATTACTGGTGCGTAAACACGGAATTTAGGTTCAATTTTTTTACCAAGTTTCCAGTCATCCTTACTACCGGACTTCTTTAACTTGTCTGCGAACTCAATAATTGGATCGGGACGACCAAAAGAAGAAGGTGATACCATCACTTTCTTGCCGATCTCATAATGGAAATAGAGTTCAATAAATGGGTTGGTTTTGTCATAAGCGTAAGGAACGATACGAACTTGACTTTTTCCTACTGGGGCTTTCCAGATAAGTTCATTACCTCCACTACCGCCTGAATTACTTGTTGATTGGATTTGCTTTAGCCGATTTTTCAGCTGATCGATGTTAATACTCATACGTTTTTGTTTTTTTATTAATATACACTAATTGATTTGTTCTAACAACAGTTAGAGTGTTTTTATTTTTTCTAGCTTTAAGCATTTGTATCCTCCATTGTTGGCTGAGAGTAGCATTGTGTCGACATAATTTTGCCAATTGATAGCATAGGTCTTGTCTAGTACGCCATTGTTTAGTGCCAGGATGAGTGCGTTTAATGCATTGATGCTGTAATACGTGTTCGTCTCTTTTTTCTTGTTTATACTAATCGTGTCCGGTATTCTCTTTGTTTTATCTACTACGTTGTATATGCACACAATACCAGTTGGTACCTGGTACACATCGATGTGCATAGCGTTATCGTTGTAACTAGTTCTTATTGTTTTAAGACAGCTAAATATGTTTTGATTATCTGTGAATGTGCAAAGCAGCTGTGGCTTCATAATTATAATTTGTCATCTCCTTATAATTATCACCAATTTTCACCGAAATAGGGAACTTTTCCGTCGTTGCAGCAAATAATTTTTGTACTAATATATCAATATACTCCTTTTTACAATCAAAAACAACAGCGTCATAAGTATATAATATTGGCACTGCATTACTCATATCAAGGTCTGATAACAGTCTACTAAGGTATAGAAAGTTGAGTTCAGTCTCAGTCATCTGAATGTAGTAGTTAAAAAGTTGTGTGTCTGTTGATGTTTCATAGTCTGATAATAATGTTCGACCTGATATACCAGATACAACACATCCCTTATCTTTGAACTGCTCCCACAACAGATCTGTGTATGCTTTGGTCTTTGCAAAGAACTCAATGTGCAAATATTTTTTGTTTATACCACCGTATATCTGATTGAATGTATACTCTTTTGCTCTTGCAATTTCATCCTTACTAGGTGTTGTTGTATCAAAGTAATACTTGGCCAAGTGCTCATATACATTCTCATTACCAAAGTCATAATCACACAAGTATGCTATAATGTGTGGATGGTATGCTTTAAAATCAATTTCTACCAACTTACCTTCATCAAACCTAGACACAAAACACTTTCTCGTATCATCCTGCTTTGGTAATGCAGCAAAGTTGATACCACCAAATCGATTACTTGGTCTTCCTGTTGCAGTGAAAAAATTATACTTGGTGTATACCAAGTCATCTACCAAGTTAACTGGAGTGCCTAGCATTGTAGTAAACAATTGTCTATCTACCTTTAGACCATTTTTTTCTATGCTGTTACGAAACAGTTGCATCATGTTTCCATAAAACTGAGCACCGTACGCTTTAGTTAAATTGGCCTGTGTTAGTATGGATCTTGAATACTTCACAAAGTTTGCTATGCTCACAAGTGTGTTTACTTTTCCATATTTAGGATGTAGTCTGCTGTAGAACAATTCTGTCTCCACATCATCAAGATCCAAGGATTCGCCGGTGTTTAGATAGTGCACCAACTCCAAGTCCGATATGTTAGTAGTATCAATACCCATGTAATCTAATATAGATCGATGATACATACAGCAATCGCTGTTGTTTAGTATTTGTTGAATAGTATAATCAGAATAAGTTGATTCTGGATGTTTGTATGGAAAAATGTATTCTTTATTATCACACAACACATAAAAAGCTAGTACACCATTTTTTATAAAATGTTGCTTATCACTCTCAATAAGTGGTATTATGTGTACCATCTTATCTTTTGTGAAATCTAAATACTGTGTAAGGTCGTCTTGTGTATCAACAAACATTACAACAATGTACAAAACTTATTTATAATAAACAACTGGTGGTTTTATCGAAGTGTTATTCTTGCGTACTCCGTATAATTTTTTATGGCTGATTCAATGTTTGGTATTACTCTGGTTCCCAATATTACTTGTCTTTGATTATGTTCAAAAATACCTTCGGCAAACAACTGACCATTTCTGTAAATGTTTCTTTCTGATCCAGTTAATTTCCAAGGTAAACGAAGTAAGCCATATAAACCCTCATCAATACCCTCATCTTTACCATAAGCTGATGCTTGTTCCTCATCAATCTCTATTGGATAACTTTCAAAGTTAGCTAATCTCTCAACAAAGTATCTTGTTGCAAATCCTGTTCTGTAGTTTGTTTCTATTGGTGCCCAAACAATTTGGTTTGGTTCTACTCTAGGTCTCTTTGGAAAACCTCTTGCTTTATCATACTGATACACTAAAGGATCACTGTAGTACTTTCTCAAGATTTTGGACTCTGGTGATGGTGTAGGACCAGTCTTAATAAAAGGACCTTGAATGTGATACTCACCAACATAGTTAGCACCTTCTAAGGAATACTCATATCCCTTTGTGTATAAATAAGTTTTCTTATTTCTGGTGTTGAGTCCGTATTGACTTGGTTTTAGATCCTTGGCCATATTATTTAAATCTCACAACCCTTGTTATGATGGTTGTCCATATCTTGCAACGGTGTTTACGGTTGTTGTCCAGTCTCCGTATGTAATACTATGTTCTACTGATGTAACTTGATATACATATGTTGATCGAACCTTTGCTGGTATTATATTGCTGGTTACAAGTTGACCAAATGAAAATCCACCTATACCATCAACAGTAAAGGAAAACTCATATGGTACTATTACATCCTTACACAAATCCTTTTCTGCATTCACATTATAAGCATCCACTAAACGACTTCTTACTGTTTCTTTTGATACCTCATTTGTATCGGCCAACATATCCTTGTAATCGTCTTCCAATGTTTTTTCTGCTTCGTGTTCTTGTTTTGTCTTACATTCCGGTGGGCAGGTATCATTGGGTGGTGTAGTTGGTGATGGTAGTGTTAAATTTTTAGAACCTATTAGTTCATTTTTAAATCTAGCCTCATCACATGCACTACTATTTGAATTTTGTCTAACTCCGGCATACAGTGCTTGCGACTTCATTGCATCTGTTAACTTCAACTCTAGCTTAACATCCCTAACAACAGCTGATTGTGGATCAATTTTCAATTCGGTTACATCAGCAACTCTTTTAAATTTTTGCAAATCGATCGCTGTCATTATCGGTACCTTGGATTTTTCCTCACCTCCAGTATCAATCAAACTAAGCTCATAGATACCTCCAGCTGCTTGGTTCATACCATTAAACACTTTTTCAAAAAAATCCTGTAGTGATCCTTGTTTGCCAATATCTTCAATGCACTTATTTAAAAATATGCAATTTAATAACACTTTATTAATATCAACACCATCAGCAACCTTGCATGAATCTGCACTCTTTATACCATCCAATCCACCCTCATGTGGTACATCTATGCCGGGATATATACAGATATCTGGATCCGATGTATAGCCTGGTGCCTTATAAGATATTGTGCCGTATGTCGTGGAATTTATTTTAATCATCAATGGCTCATTATTCGCTTGAGTGAAGGAAAAATTATTTACAATTTGTTGCAGCTTTCCAAACGTTATGTATGCCTCTTTTGTACTGGAAGTAATCCCTATCTTGGCAGCTAGTTTACCAATTAAACCGCCTGAATATGCCCCTAGCTG